TCTCTTTGTTACTCTGTTCTTTGAATCTTCAAAACTAATAGTTTTTCTATTAGTTATTAGAAACTATGGTAAGATACCTAGAGGGCACGAGAAAAGTAAATTGAAAATTATCTTTTTTAATAATATTGTAATATCATTTGCTGAAGCGAGGTATTACAATGAAAAAGCTAACTTATACTCATTTAGTTCCAACAGAAGACGGTAAAGCATTTGTTGACCAAAACGGTAAGACGTGGCAACCACTCAACTCTAAACAAAAACTATTTTGTAAAGAGTATATCAAAGGTCAAACAGCTACGGAAGCCGCGATAAAAGCGGGATATACAAAAGATAGGAAGGGTGCTAAGACACAGGGCAGCGTTCTACTCAATCATAACCCTGTTGTACGAAACTACCTCATTGACTTGGAAATCCAAGCCTCAGAGAAGGAAGCAGTTTCTCTAGAGAACCACCTCTCTACTCTACACGACCTACGGGAAGAAGCCAAAGACCAAGGACAGATATCCGCAGCCATCACCGCCGAAGTCCATCGAGGCAAAGCTGGTGGACTCTACATCGATAGACGTGAAATATTGACTGCAAAGATTGATTTGATGACCAAAGACGATATACTCACTCGCCTCAAAGAATTGATTGCAAAGAAAACTGACAATGTAATCGAAGGCGACTTCACNAAGAAACACTGACCGACGGAAAGAAAGAACGATTGANGGACTTTCTTCTTTATCTTTTACTCCTTTACTTTGATACCAATCGCTGCTATAATAGGTACTATATTAACTAGGGCTTAGCCCACTATCTAGAAAGGAGAAATTATGATAGATAAGAAATTTAAAGCAGCTAACCAGAAAGGGACTGCTAACTATAATTCAGTTGTTACATTGGTTGCAACACCTGAGGGTAAATTCCCTGCCCAAGCTGGGAAAATTATCGAAGCTTTACTAGCTGCGAAAGACTACAGTCTTACAGTTGGTGAGCTGGTTGGAGAAGATGGTTCCAAAGACTCAGCTTTACTAAAAGCTGGATTGGTAACAGTCCAAACACCGATGGATATCTGGTCTCATTACAGAGCTAGACTTATCGATGAGGGTTTAGTAACAATTAGCTAAACCTTGACTGGTTCCAAAAGGCGACTTCGGTCGCCTTTTTTATGGTCTACTCTAGTCTAGTCTATCGCTCTACTCTATCCGTCGCTCTATCCGTCGCCTCACTCTATCCTTGTCCCTCTACTCTATCAATCTATCGTTCGTTCTTTCTTTCGTTCGCGTGTAATAATCCTGGTCCTTCGTTCCGTCCTTCGTTCTTTCTAAAATAATTACTAACTTTACTACTTTTAACTAACCTAAAATAATTTAATTAATTTTGACTAACCTATTGAGTTCGTAATAAAAGTAAGTATAATAGGCAGTATGAACAATAAAATAAATCCTAAAAAAGGTGAGGTTATAGCTACCAAGAAACAGAAAGCTATTGACGTTAACTTTAAAGCTAAGCAGGGTTTTATTCCTAACGCTGTAGTTACATTGTTAACAACTGAGGGTGCTAACAAGTTACCTGCTCAAGCTCAATGTTTTATACAAGCATTAGCTAACGCTGATAACTATAAAGCTACTATTAACGACCTATGCGTAGGTAAATATGAAGGCGATAGCCTAGTTTATAATACTAACTTTAAAACTGTACAAACAGCTTTAAAAGTATTTAACCACTATAGACAAGACTTAGCTGATAAAGGCTTCATAGAACTAAGCTAAGCTAAGCTAACTTAATAACTATATATCCATAAGGGCTACTACTGTAGCCCTTTTTCTACGCCCTTAGAAAGCCCCCTATACCCCCCTACGCTACCGCTGCCTCCGTACCCTCCGCCGTCCCTTAGTTTCAGCCTCTTAATTGCATCTACTTTACAAATAAGTCCCTAGTGAAAAAATTTTGCGAAAAAATTTTTTTGGATTATACTTTTGCTATGAAAAACCTTTTGAAGAATGTTGTCGGTGCAGTCGCACCCACACTTGGTACGGCGTTAGGTGGTCCACTAGGTGGAATGGCGTCAAACGTAATTTCTAAAGTTCTTGGTGTTGATAACAATCAACAAGCCATTGAGAACGCACTACAAAACGCTACCCCTGAACAACTGTTAGAAATCAAAAAAGCAGAAAAAGATTTCGAAGTAAAAATGAAAGAACTTCAAGTAGACGTTTTTAAATTAGAAACACTTGATAAGCAAGATGCACGAACCAAGTTTAGCAAAGATTGGACCGCACGTATTATTGGTATAGCTATGGTCGGTGGCTTTTTAGGTTATATCTTTTTAGTAACGATTCAACCACCAGAACAAAATAGCGAAGCATTAATTAATTTGGTACTCGGTTATTTAGGTGGTTTAGCAAGTGCCGTTATAAGTTTTTATTTTGGAGCTTCTAATACTAGTGAAAAATAATCCGCCGACAAAGAAACTCACTCCTTGTTTAAACTACTTTACTTAATATGGCACAGGAATTAGAACGTTATAGAATCGAACCAACGATGCTACCATCGTTAGGGGACCGCGTTTTAAATTATTTAGACCAACCGTTAAATACTGAAGACCCGATACAAAATTTTGCAGCGGGCATTGCAAATTTTATTCCTGGATTATCACAAGAATTAGCTAAACGTAGACAAGATAAATTAGGTGAATATTTAGGTTATTTAGATTATCTTCCTGGTGGCGGTATACCTGCAGAAGGAATATCAATATTAGCTAAACGTCAAAAATTAATTAACGATTTAAAAAGAGAAAGAAATATACAATCAAAATCAGTTGACCCTAACGAATTAGACGCTTCATCTAAAGCAGAAGCAAGGATTATAAAAGAACTTAAAAAGATTGACGCACAAACACCACCGCCCCCACCACCAACAAAACAAGGAAGTTTCGATTTTAATACTCCAAAACCAAAAGACCCTGCACCATTTAATCAAACTATTTATCACGGCGGTCCTTCAGGAATAGAAACGTTACGAACGCCTAAATTAATTCAAGATGATATGTATAACTTAAATAAATCAACGGGTGGTATTTATACGGTATTAGATAAAACCGACCCTCGATTAAAAATATTTGGTCAAAGTATAGATAACCAAGATATGTTTGAAAATTTAACACCTGCATTAAAACAAAAACTTCTAAAAGATGTTCCGAAAAAATCTGTTTATAAAATTACTCCAGAATTTAAAAATATTGCAGACGCAGAAAATTTACCGCCCGATTTTATAGAAGAATTAATTAAAATCCGTGATAATATAAATACAGTAAAAGGTAATCCTTACGACCAAGCATTAAACCAAAACACTCGTAATACATTAGAACTTATGACCCAATCACCTAACGTAGGTGCACCATCAATGATTAATAAACCCGTAGGAGATATATTTAGAGGTGCAGGTTATGATTCAATTTTATTCCCACCAAGAAAATTAATGCGAGAAGAAGGCGATACGATACTATCTCTTTCCGATGAAGCAATACAAAATTTTGAAGAATTTAATTTAGCGGATTTATTAAACTTACGTGACTGATTTAAAAGATTTAAAAAACTTAGATGTTTCGCATTTAACTACCCAAGAAGCAAAAGAATTTACTATTCTTTTAGAAGAATTAGAAAAACGCGACCACCAAGAAATTTCTACGTCAACTTTTTTACATTTTGTTAAAGGTATTTGGCATGAATTTATTTCAGGCGAACACCATCAGAAAATGGCGAAAGCTTTTGACGATATAGCTAACGGTAAATTAAAACGTTTAATAATTAATATGCCGCCACGTCATACGAAATCTGAATTTGCTTCGCATTTATTTCCTGCATACTTGTTAGGTAAAAATCCTAAATTAAAAATTATAGAAGCAACTCATACCGCTGACCTTGCAGTTAACTTTGGTAGAAAAGTTAGGGATTTAATTGATAGCGAAGAATATAAAACTTTATTTCCTGAAACAGAATTAAAAGCTGATAGCCGTTCTGCAGGTAAATGGCTAACAAATAAAGGCGGAGAATATTATGCAGCAGGTACGGGAGGTGCGTTAGCTGGT